GAACAGCCCCGGCAGGGGTATGCGCTGGGTTCGAGGCCAGCCACCAACAACTTGTTACACTGGCCCGCATAGGAATAAGGATTCACCATGCCAGAAACTACCGCCAAGCCGCCCAAACGGCCCACAAAAGCCAAAACAGCCCCGACACAAGGGGTAGACCTCACCACACCCACAAAAGCTCCCGTAGCCGTAAAGAAGACAGGCAGGCCATCTAAGTACACCCCAGAGGTAGCACAGGAAGTCTTCCGTCGCATCAGCACAGGAGAGCCACTGTTGCAGATATGCAAGGATGAGCATATGCCAAAGCGTCAGACGTTCTACGATTGGTTGGCACGCGATGACAGTCTTTCCGTACAGTTCGCACGCGCACGCGAGGAAGGCTGCGATGCGATGGCCGATGAGACGCTGGTGATTGCTGATGAGCGGCCCGAGTTGAACCCGCTCATCGACAAGAAGACCGGCGAGGTGTTGAGCATGGACTTGAGCAGCGCCTACATCCAGTGGCAGAAGAACCGGATTGACACCCGACTAAAGTTGCTGGCCTGCTGGAACCCATCCAAGTACGGCACCAAGGTGCAGATGGGTGGTGACCCCAAGAACCCCCTGAAGATTGAGGTGAAGACCGAAGCCGAGAACAGTCTGGCCGAACTCTTGAAGCACGCCGAACTCAAGCGCCAAGTCGCCAACAATGAGTGACCTCGTTGAGTTGCTGGCAGACCCGGCAGTCAAGAAAGACCTAGCCAACGCCAGCCCCGACTACGTCATAGCGTGGGCGTGGCGAATGAAGTGGCTCAGTCAGGCCCATGACCACCAGATACTGCCCCACGGCGACTGGTGGAGCATCTGGCTTCTTTTAGGAGGGCGAGGTTCCGGTAAAACCAGAACGGCGGCGGAACAGGTAGGCTGGTGGGCATTTACCGAGCCGAACACCCGCTGGCTGGTGGCCGCTCCCACCTCGGCAGATGTCCGGGCGGTTGCCTTTGAGGGCGACTCCGGGTTGCTGGCCGTCATACCCAAGGCTTTGCAGGCTGACTACAACAAGACCGCCCACGAGCTACGCCTGACCAACGGCAGTCTTATCAAGGGCATCCCGGCCTCCGAACCGGAAAGGTTTCGCGGCCCCCAGTTTCACGGGGCTTGGTGCGACGAGCTTGCTGCGTGGGACTATCTCGACGAAGCATGGAACCAAATCATGTTCTCCGTCCGTCTGGGTGACAGGACGCGCATCATCTGCACCACCACGCCGCGACCAAAGGATTTAATTGTGGATTTAGTGGGGCGGGACGGCGACGACGTGGCGATGACCACGGCCTCAACCTACGTCAACATTGCCAACCTGTCCAAGAACTTCCAGAAGCAGATTCTCCAGTACGAGGGCACCAAGTTGGGGCGGCAGGAGATTCATGCCGAAATCATCGACCCCGAGGAAGGCGGCATCGTCAAGCGCAACATGTTCAAGCTGTGGCCGTCGGGCAAGGAGTTTCCCAAGTTTGAGTACATCATCCAGTCCTACGACTGCGCCACCAGCGAGAAGACCAAGAACGACCCGACGGCTGCTGGAACGTGGGGAATCTTCAAGCCTTTGGATGGCCCAATGTCGGTCATGCTCATCGACTGCTGGCAAGACAGGCTCCAGTACCCCGACCTGCGCCCCAAGGTCATGGACGAGTACGAGGTAATCTACGGCGAGGGCAAGAACAAGAAGCGGGTTGACCTCGTGCTGGTTGAGGACAAGTCCGCAGGCATCAGCCTGATTCAAGACCTCCAGCGCGGCCACCTGCCGGTCATGGGCTACAACCCCGGCCATGCCGACAAGGTGCAGCGCCTGAACATCGTGTCCAACATCATCAGCCGTGGCCGGGTGTGGATACCCGAGTCGGACGCCAGAAAAGGCTACGTCAAGGACTGGGCCGAGCCGTTCGTCAGCCAGATATGCAGCTTCCCCGAGACCACCCACGACGACTTCGTCGATATGTGTACCCAAGCCCTGCGCTACCTTCGGGACGCTGGCTGGCTCAATGTTGACCCACCGCCACGGGAAGACTACGACGAGGACGACTACGAGGACTCTGGCAAGAAGAGCCGCCGTGTAAACCCATATGCCGTCTAAGGCTATCCAACAACAATCAACGCTGCCGAATATGTGCTATACTTTCGGTGTTGCCGTGGAAAGCGACGAAACGAGACCGTTTACTCATGCCTCTGCCCTTGGTTTTTACTTTAGGGTTTCCACCGGGGGCAGTAGTAAACGGTTTTTTTACGCCCATCTTTCTACGCAACCGTCAGGGCGCGTTAGCTATGGCTTGCATCGGCTGTACCCAAGAAAGACCGTACCGTGCTTCACCCCATGTGTGCGTCCAGCCTCTCTGCTAGGGACTGGATAAGGAAGGGGGACATGGTGAGACAAGACCCCTCCCGAATGAATAGCAGCCTTATGGGTACGCTAGGCGGTGCAACAAGTGCGCCCGCTGGGCGAGGAGTGAAAGCCCCGGCTTATCACCCTTGGGGAACCTATGGAGCAAACATGCAATACCTGTTGAACCCAAAGAAAAAAAAGTCCTCTTCGCACATTTGGACTGGAGCCGACACGGCTTGCAGGCTGTACAGCACTGGCGGCATGGTTCCGTCCAAGCAGCAAATCTTCAGCCAAACCTTTGGCAAACCCTTGTGCCAGATGTGTATCACCGCGTCCCCGGCCATAATGTCAACCTATGGTGTAATCCCGAGCATCTCCCCACAAGAGGCTGGACATGACTGACGCCAAAGCACGCCTGCTACAGATGATTGCCGACGAACCTCACATGGCTGAAGGCGGTACATCCCGAGTGACCCCGCTGTCCAAACGCTTCAATCTGGGTGAGGCAGGAACATTCGACCCAATTGGCAATGCCAAGAAAACTTTGAGTGGTGCCTATGACATGGCATCCAAAATCCCAGCTAACCTAAAAGCGTTGGCGACCAACCCCGTTGCCTATGCCCGCTCCTTGCCCGAGCCAACAGATGAGCAAATGATGAATGCGTTCATGCCCGGCAACATTGGTATGGCTGGCATCATCAAACCTACGGGCGGCAACTGGCTTGGTGGCAGCGTAGAGAAGGCGTTGAAGCCATTGCGCAAGACTGGTGCGGAAGAGCGTGCATATATGGACTTTGTGCGTCAGCAGCGCGAGGCGGGCGACGGGTATGGCGACTGGGTGGCCGACAAGGTAATGAAAGACCCATCTTTTCAGAAAATCAGTGGCATCAAAGCAGCCAACCAATACTTGGCCGAGAAAGGCATGAAGCCGTTACAGATTGAGCCGCGTGAGCAGGCCATGAACGACTGGGTTGACCGTAACCTAACCAACTACGTCAAGAAGCAGATGGCAACGCCTGATGACCCGGTGCGTAAGTTGGCGGAGCAAGGCGTGTTGCATGGCCCAATGGAAGCTGGCCTTAATCGCGTTCCAGAAAATGTGAAGCAAGCCCGATTTAACGCTGGAATGCCAATTGAAGGAGAAGGTCAATCTGAATTGGCTCGGGCGTGGGAGCATCTTTCTGATGCTTCAATTAAACCGTCTACAGTGGAACGAGTGGCAACACCTGAGCCATGGATGAAGAACGCTGACCCCAATACATCTGTGTATGCTTTAAGCCGAGATTTTTCTGCAAGCAGGCTAGGCTTCGACCACATCATTGATGTTCTCAATCAAGACCTTGCTGCTGGTCGCATCCGCCCCGAGCAGATGAACAAAATCAGCATGGAGCAAGCTGTGCGCCGCACCTACGAGTTTGACCAAGACATGGCAAAGAAGATGCGTGAGACGCAAGCCAAGGTTACCGAGGGTATGCCTGTCCACAAGGAGTACCCCGAGGGCTACAAGTGGATTGAGTTGACTCAACCTAAAGTAGACCCTAAAAAAGAATTGCCAGAAGGATTTCATCTAGAAGATACAGAAGACGGCCTTGTTGTTATGAATGACAGAACTGGCGAGATTGCAAGTCCTGAACTTGCTGCCGCCCTCAAATACGAAGGCGACACAATGGGCCACTGCGTTGGTGGCTACTGCCCTGACGTTGTGTCAGGCCGCAGCCGCATCTTCAGCTTGCGTGATGCCAAGGGTGAGCCGCATGTGACGGTGGAGGTGCAGCCGGGCAAGGATAAAACTGGGCTGATGACGGCAGAAGAATTGCCATCTGATGTGCTAGACAGCATGAAGAGCCGAAATGTTTATGACCCCAAATTTATGTATCGGTACGATGAACAGACGGGGCGCTATTTGCCAGAGATG